GGATGATTCAGTTGATTCACCCGACCCTATTCATCCAGAAGATTGGCAGGATTGGTATTCTGAGCAGCTTCTGGATGCATGGATGACGATACGGCAATTGGCCGAGGAGGATTACACACAAGTGCGCGTGGGGTTTCCTCAGTTTGTGGAGTTTGTGATGAATCCCGGAGATTTCTATACGGAAAACGCGATGTCTCAGCGAGTCATGGCCATGTGGAACGGGATCAAGGACATTCAGGTGATTCGGGAGAATCTTACGGTCGAGAACTTTGCTGCGTGGGCAAATATTAATATAGGATAATTGTAAATGAAGATTGACATTACCGGTCAGAAGGTTCTTATTCCCGCCCTCCTGTTTGCCGCGCTCAGTCCAGGCATTCTGCTGTCCCTCCCATCCCTGAAGCTGATGAGCGGCCAGACGAGCTTCATGTCTGTTCTGATCCACGCCGTCGTGCTCAGCCTGCTGTACTTTGTGATTGCCAAGTACGTGGTCAAGGTGACCCTGACCAAGGCGGACCTGATGGTGCCAGCTGTGCTGTTCGTTCTATTGAGCCCAGGCATGCTGGTGACCATCCCACCAGGCAGCTTCCGTAGCGGCGTGACTGGCCCTCTGCCCGTCGCAGTGCACACCTTTGTGTTTGCAGTGCTGTTCGCCACTCTGCGCACCACCTTCCCACAGTACTATTAAAAAGTCTGCGCTTCGCTAAGAACAGCGGCATCGCCGCCGGGCCGAAGGCCCTCCTTCGGACTGGTATTGAGCTTTTTTCTTCAATTTCAATTCAAAATTAAAAATAGATGAAGTACCTTGCCATAGGACCAGGGGCCATGGGCTTTTTTGTGTTTATGGGGGCACTCTACAAGCTCCAGGAAACTGGTAAGCTTGACGACCTCGAGGAGATTTCAGGCTCAAGTGCTGGAAGTCTCCTCGGGTTCCTTTACTTGCTCACGAAGCGGGACATTATAAAGACGTTTGACTTTGCTTTGGATGCTCCCATCAAGCAATCCATGAAACCCAACATCAAAACACTGTTCAAGGACTATGGCCTTGTCCCAATCTCTCGCATCAGGAAAGTCCTTTCAGATTGTTGTTTCAAATTTACAAACAAAATTGATATTAATTTTCAAGAACTGTATGAGTTGTGTCCTATAAAACTCCACGTGGCGGCATTTTGTGTAGATCTCAAAAGGACCGACTACTTTAGTGTAGACAAGACCCCCCGAATGAGTGTCCTTGACGCAGTCTGCATGTCAGTCGCCGTCCCTTTTTTGTTTTCTGCATCAAAATTTAACGACTGGCACTACGTGGATGGGGGGGCGGCAGAGACACTCCCGTGTGCGCCTTTCATAGGGTACCCACCCGAAGACATTCTTGCAATTCAGCTCGAATTTTCAACCAAAAAGAAGGATATAAAGGACCTCAAGTCGTATGGTCTCGAGGTGATGTACGCTGTCCTCCACATGAGGTCCACCTATGACGTTCCAATTTTGAATATAAATTTGCAAGACATGGACATGTTTGATTTTGGTATGGGAAGTGAATCTAAGATTCGAATGTTCATGACTGGTCAGAAATTCAGGTTAGGTCCGTAGGAGGACCTCCGGTTCCCTTGACCTAACCAACGCGAAGCGTAAATTCAAGCTTCGCTTCGAACAGTCCTTCGGACTATTATAATTTTTTCTCTACCAATTTCAAATTAAAATGCGTTCAATTCTGAGATCCGGATATACCCAGCACAGGACCCGTAAGGTGATTACTGTCAAGCGTGACGGCAAGACGTACCGGTACGTGCGTAAAGCAGGGACGACCCGTGTCGCGTCTCGACCAGCACCAGATGTGGGTGCGCTCGGCAAGGGCCCCAAGGTGATTGGCACGCTCAAGGGTGGCATGCTCACTCGTTACGGTTACCACCCAGTCGAGTCGATGACTGCTCGTCGGCGCGCACTGTCCAAGGCGATCAATGTGGGTCGTGAGAAGGTGCTGGCTGTGTTTCACCGTCTGCACGCCATCGGTACCCTGACGAAGCGGACTCTGCCAACCGCATCGCGCATTTACCGCCGTGATCGCGACTGGGTTCGTGACACGTTCTTCAAGAAGTAGATACTTAAAAATTCAAAGTTCGTGTAAGTTAGGATGGCTGACTTGGTTCGAGATGTGACGCAGGCTGTCTGGACTGCACTTGGGCCGGGATACTCTGAGAGCGTATACCATAACGCCATGGAGGTGGCTCTGCGTAAGCGGGGCGTCCCTTACGAGACGGAGCGAATCATACCAGTTACCTATGATGGTCACAACGTGGGCAATGTCCGTGCCGATATCATCATAGATAACAAGATTGTGATTGAGATCAAGTCAGTCTCCCGTATGACTGAGCAATTTAGAATTCAAATTCAAAAATATATGGAGCTGACGGGGTGTAAGGAGGGATACCTGGTCAACTTTCCGACGACTGATTCAGTGGTTCACGTAGAGTATATTAATTAAATTAAACTCTTTTTTTCATCGTCTTGTACTGATCATTTACTGCAACCTCTGGAAACTCATGTGAGCAGTTTGCTATCGCTCTACACCTCCTAAGAAATGATTGTGGGTCATAGCACCCTTTCATCATGTTGCAGTGTGCGCAACAGGGTACACAATTATCCAAAATATAGATCCCGTTAAAATCAAGTCTATCTATACCATTATGGGAATATCACACAGTTTTGATATATTGCCAACTTAGCTCGTCGCAAATCTTCTTCCAGATTTCATCCTGTGCATAGAGCTTTTCTTTCGACTTGAGCAGGGGGAAGCAAGGCAGGTAGTCGTCCTCACCAAGGAGCTCGCAGAATTTGTACAAGACGTACGCATACGACAGAAAGTTCTTGCGGTTCAGCGGCTTGTGTTTCTCAAATGGTTTTTGAATGTGATAAAACATCAATCTGAGTTTGTCTTCAAGCGCTTGAGGCATCGTCGGGGGTTGAACCCCGTTGAGAATTGTCGTAATGTAAGGGACGTGTTCATAGTACTTTGATTTGTCGAGCTTCTTGAGGAGGGTTTTGACTTTTTCGTGTGTAATCTCTGCGAGATCTTTCAATTTTTGCTTTTTGAACTCGTTGCGCAAGAGAGCAATCACCTCTTCAGGCACATTGGTAGATTCTTTTGCTTGAAATTGTGAAACCCACTCATTAAAATGATTCTCGCGTTTGTACGAATACACAACATTCTTCTCCATCTCCTGTTCCTCCTTATACCCCACCTCTTCACTGAGGTAATACTCCGCGTAGCCACATTTGGTGCATATTCTGTCACTATGAATTTCGTCAACCATCCATGAAAACTCTGCGTGACATTGACTGCATGGTCTGCAGTTGATATCTGTAGGCTTTGGTGCATCGACGTGTTCATGTTCAACCTCGACGAGATATTTCTTGTAAATGTCATTTCGTTGAACCCCCTTGCGAGAAGCCACTTTTATACCAAGAACACTCTTCGTTTGGACATTTGGTTCGGACGTAGACTCTTGTGAGTACTCACGGATGACACCCATGCAATCCAAAAGGTAATCACACAATTCAGTCTCTGATTTACACTCTTTCATTCGAGTATTATACCGGTCCTCCATGTACTAACATCTCTAATTACTTTTAATTACTTGTCATCGAGTTTGGGTGCGAGGTAAAACTTGAGATCTCCGAGGTTTGCAATTGTATACCTGAAGATGACTGGCATATCCTCTGACGATGAATCCTGAAGAATCTGGACACTCGAACACATTCCAGTCGCCTTGGTGTACATGTTGATGTACTTGAGGCTAAACACATTTCCGGTTCTTGGAACCGTCTCTGGATACTCGATCCGTGTCAGCTGATCTGCAAAGTCCCCCTTGCAGCTGAGCTCGAGGATGTTGCCCTCGCGGATGATGCTCATTTCATTCGACAAGTTCCCCATGTCGCGCGCAATCTTCTGAAAGTCGATCGAGGGCATGGTTGTCACCACATTCATGGGAATGTCAGGTACCTCGAGGATATCCTCGTTAATGTCGAGCAATTTAAGTTTGAAATTAGTTGCGGATTTCTTAGTTGAATTCTCAATCTGAATCTCCATGACGTCACGGCCGTGGATGTCGATTGTGAGGGTATCCTGACCAGAGACTGACTTGAGGAGCTTGTACATGTTTGCCATGTTGAGACCGGCAATGATATCCATGTCGCAATCGTACTCTTCAAAGTTTTCAGCTGCGAGATTCATGTGCACGAGCGTAACATGGGCGGTATCAATCGTGAGAATGCGAACTCCTTCTTTCGAAAAGTAAACATTCACATCATTGATGATGTCTTTCAAGACTTCAAAAATTGCTTTAAATGCTGACGCCTGAATTGTCTTCAAATGCATCGTTAACCAGTAAGCTATTGTCGACTTTAAGTGCCAGATCTCTTTTGATATGCAGTTGACGGGTTTTCGTTAATTCGCGCCTCCAGTTCTGGTGTCATACGGGGTTGGAGTTGTGCCCCGTATTTTTCAATGTCAAATATGGAGTCATTCGTGTCTGTGCCATCGAGGTTGTACGCAAAGTCGACA